GTGACCAGAATTTGCAGAATTCGCTGACTGTTGCTGTCTCAAACGGTCCTGACAATCCCAATCTGTATGAGTTACGTAAACGTTGTAAACGACATGATTATTTTACGTCATGTCTGCCTTGGTTACAAAAGGGTGATGCGGTGCTGTTGTCTCTTGGCACCGAGGCTCCTGTGATTGGTTTGGGAAAATATAATACAGCATTTACATCTTCAGGTGCTGCTGCATATGAGACAGGTACATATACCGGAACTGTTACATTTGCAACTGCTGCTGAAATTGATACAGGTGATGCTAACAAGAGGTTCTATGTTGAACAGAATCCTGATCATGCAGGTTATCCTTGGGTTCGTGCTGATCTGGAAAATGCTATTGGTCCTTCGGTAAATGAGCTGCGCGAAGCTATTCAGGTGCAGCGTATACTCGAACGTGATGCGAGATCTGGGACGCGTTATATTGAGATTGTGCAGTCTCATTTTGGCGTAATATCTCCGGATGCTCGCCTGCAACGGCCTGAATATCTCGGTGGCGGTTCGTCGCCTGTCCACATTACGCCTATTGCTCAGACTGATACCAATGTCGGAAAATTGGCAGCCATTGGGACGGCTGCTTTTCAGGGTCATGGTTTCAACAAATCCTTTACCGAACATTGTATAATTATTGGACTGGTCAATGTCCGTGCAGATCTTACGTATCAGGAGGGTTTAGATCGTATGTGGAGCCGGCAGAGTCGTTATGATTTTTACTGGCCGGCTCTTGCTCATCTAGGTGAGCAGGCTGTCCTGAATAAGGAAATTTATCTCGATGCGGTAACAATTGGATCAGGTGTTTCTGAGGAGGTTTTTGGATACCAGGAGAGGTACGCAGAGTATCGTTATAAGCCGTCGAAAATTACTGGCAAATTTCGAAGTAACGACGCGGCGTCTTTAGATGCTTGGCATCTTTGTCAAGAATTTGGTGCGACGCCTGCTCTTGATGCGACGTTTATCTTAGAGAATCCTCCCATTGATCGTGTTATTGCAGTTCCTAGTGAGCCTCATTTCATATTTGATTCTTATATCGGTATGAGATGTGCCAGGCCTATGCCGTTATATTCTGTGCCTGGTCTTGTTGACCATTTTTAGGAGGTGATTTATGTGGCCTGCAATTATTGCGGCCGGTGCTGCTATTGGAGGAAGTTTACTGGCTCAGAGTAGTGCAAAAGACACTAGGGAATATAATGCTTTAGCAGCTGCAGATGCATTTAATGAGTCGGAACGTGCGTATGGTCAGAGGTATCAAGCAACAGTTAAAGACATGCGTGCAGCCGGTTTAAATCCTATCATGGCAGCGTCTGGAGGTTTTTCGGTAGGAAATGCTCCTCAGATGAGTGTTCCTCAGCCTGTACCGTATCCCTCGGCTGATTACGCTACAGCGTTCAGTTCGTCGGCGAAGAACATTTATGATGCGTATAAGTCGTCTCAGGAGACTGAGGAGAGTAAATCTCGCGAATCGTTAAATTATCAAAAAGTGCAGGAGTCTTTCCAGAATGTTGTAGAATCTCGGGCTAAAACTGGCGTTTTGACTGAGCAGGAAAAGGTTGCTGTTGCGCAAGTTGATGAAATTGGATTACGAATAAGCAAAATGGCTCAAGAGATTGAGTCTATTCGTCTTTCAAGAGATTTGACTAGAGAAAATATTTCAACTGCCGTGCAGGAGCGTGAACTTATACGCCAACGCCAAGGAGAAGTTTCTCAACATGCGAAAGCTTTAAAAGCTGAAACAGATCGTCTTAAGGCAATATTGCCGCAGCTACTTCAAACAAGTGAGGCCTATAAAGGGCCTGTTGGCGGATTACTTGGTTACATTAATGCCTTGACATCCGCTCTGAATCTTAATGTTGGCACGTTCCTGCCGGTAATGGGACGTGGCAAGCCGAATGGAAATAAAGTGAAAGGAGCTTTTACAAATGAGTAAAGCATATCGTGATAAGTTTGGTGTAAGCCGTGTTGTTGTGGAAGAAATGCGTTCTTTTCTTCGATCTCAGACGGTTGTCGATCAGGACGGACGTCCTCAATATTTGACTGAGCAGGCTCACAAGGATACTTGTGATGTGAACAAGATCGTTCGGAAATACGACAAAACAGGTTTGATCGACCACGTTGGCCGCGTTGAGGCCGCTTATGGTGATGTAACCGGTGTTGATTTTAAGGATATGCAGGACCGTATATCCGGCATTAAACAGAAATTTGAGGCTATGCCCAATGTTATCCGCAAACGGTTTGCAAATGATCCCATTGCTTATCTGGACTTTATGTCCGACGCAAATAATCGTGATGAGGCTGTAAGATTAGGTCTCATCAGAAATGATTTGACTCTCGAATCTGATGGAATCGGTGAACATTCTGTGAAACCTGTTATACGGCCTCCCGCGCCACTTGACGAAAAAGAGTAATATTTACCAGGATATACAGAGTGTCGATTGGATAATCGACGCTCTGTGTATCCTACGCGCCGCGAGGCATCGGGGCCCGGGTCTATCGACCTGGGCTTTTTTATGGTCTGCCGTAGGCAGACTCAGCACATCTATCTACTTGATGTATATGTGCTGACTGACATTTACGGTTATCCCGTTATGTCAGTGTTAATTGCGTATAGTCAATTAACGTATGGTTTTTATTGTCTGTTTTTTTTATTGAAATTATAAGTATTTTTTCGTACTATGAATGAAATTTCATTCGGAGGTTTTTATGATTATTTTTAAATCTTGGTTTATTAATGTTCTGCTTGGTCTTGATCAGCTTGGTAATGCTTTCCTTTGTGGTAATCCGGATGAGACTATTTCGTCTCGTCTTGGCCGTTATAAGCAAGCCTGCGGAGGTGTTATTCCGTGGTCCTCTCCTGTTGCACGTGTTGTCCAGGAATCGTTAGATTTTATCGATCCTGGCCATTGTGAAGATGCTATTGAGCCTTGGACGAAAGGAGGTGAAGAATAATGCAGAAACGCTATAAAATGCGTCAGAAGACGTCTCGGCGTGTGTTTCGACATACTGCCGATCGTACTCATCGTTTCAATCTTGGAGACAAGCCTGGTCTCCGGAGAGGAGGAATCCGGCTTTAATGCCGTGTTATCATCCTATGCTCGCCTATCGTTCCCCTCGCACCAGCGAGGGGAAATCTCCTGTAAAATTTGCTCCTCGTGGAGCTTATGTCGATCTTCCTTTGCAACTGCCTTGTGGTAAGTGTATTGGTTGCCGTCTTGAGAAGGCCCGTCAATGGGCTATTCGATGTATTCATGAGGCGTCTTTATATGAGAAAAATTGTTTTATTACGCTAACTTATGATCCTAAGTACTTGCCGGAGGATGGTTCTCTTCAAAAGATTCATTTCCAGAATTTCATGAAGTATTTACGTCGTGATTTCGGTGAAGGAATCCGTTTTTATGCTTGTGGAGAGTATGGAAAGTCTCTTCTAAGACCTCATTATCATGCTGTAATCTTTAATTTTGATTTTCCTGATAAGTATATTTTTCGTAATGGGAAAGTGTCTGGAACTACTGACCATGGCTATCGTATGCCATCGTATGATTACACTTTGTATCGTTCACCAAGTCTGGAAAGACTATGGAATAAAGGTTTTTCTACTATTGGTGCTTTGACTATGGAATCAGCCGGTTATGTGGCTAGGTATATTTCTAAAAAAATGTATGGAGAGGTTGCTGAAGATTATTATCATGGTCTTACTCCTGAGTTTTCGCTTATGTCTCGACGGCCAGGGATCGGCCGCGAGTGGTTTGAGAAGTATAGTTCGGATGTTTATCCAAAGGACTATTTTACTGTGCGTGGTGTTAAGCACAAACCGCCTAGATATTATGATAATGTGATGGAGGGGTTAAATCCCGAATTATTACGTAAGGTTAAAAATAAACGAACGGAGGTGAGTATAAAAAAGTCAGAGGAAGATGGTGTTACGCGGATATTGGAACGTGAGAAAGTTAAACAAATGCAAACAAAACAATTAATTAGGAGATTTGAAAATGAAAGTTAATGCATATTGTGTGTATGATCGTAAGAGTATGGTATATAATACTCCCTATTTTCTGTCGAACGACAACGTCGCATTGAGACATTTTGATACTGTTATGCAGTCTCCCGATTCTCTTGTTGGTAGATACCCGGAAGATTATCAAATGTTTCGTATTGCTTCGATGGAAACGTCGACGGGTGTTGTTACTCCTGAAGAATTTCCGGTTTACATAATCAGTGGGACTGCAATGATTAAAATGCGTGACATTGCATTATCCCAAGGAATTGACGCTGTACATGAAGCTCTTGCAAAGGAGGTATAAATTATGAAGTCTGTTATGGGTCATCAGTTTTCAAAGGTTCCTCAAGTCGAAATTCCCAGATCCGTATTCGACAGATCTCATGGTTATAAGACGACGTTTGATGGCGGTTATCTTGTGCCATTCTTGGTCGATGAGGCTCTCCCTGGGGATACATACAATGTTCAAATGTCCGGATTTGCTCGATTATCGACTCCGGTATATCCGATTATGGATAATATGAGGATGGAGACCTTTTTTTTCGCTGTTCCGTACCGGTTGATTTGGGATAACTGGCAGAAGTTTTGCGGTGAAAGGATTAATCCTACTGATAACAATGATTATTCTATTCCAATTTTGGATGGTGCGACTGCGAAGAATTTCGGCAATGAAACGATTTTTGATTATATGGGATTACCCACCAAAATCAATGCGGCTTATGAGTGTTCTGCATTGCCGTTTCGGGCATACAATTTGATTTATAATGACTGG